ATCTTCGCCATTAAATTCTTGCATCATTGCGCCTTTACTATTAGCGTCTTTTACAAATAGCACTGACTCATCGTTTTCGTCGAAATCATAAATCTTATTTCCGTTTTCATCATATTGGATTGTATCAGTTGACAAAAATTTAATTTTTTGACCTAGTTTAATTTCTTTGTAATAAGCTGTATAACCTAAATCCAGATGTTTAAATGTGTCTATTGCAGTTGAAAATATTGAAGTGCCTATTGATTTGTCAACTTCATCTTCTTCTGATAAGTTAGGATGCCATATCTGGAATAGTGGTACATCTTCTAGTTCTATGTTTGTGTAATTTTCAAAGTCGATATTGTATGATCCTGCGTTTGCGGTTCCTTTAAACGTTGCAATGTTGTATTTGTCATCTTTAAGATAGTGAATTGTTAATCTTACACCACCTGTTATGTATGACACGAACGCACATTCAGTTACCTCTCCATCATCAATTGTAATTGGAATAACTCTTCTTCCTGGTATCATCTTGATTTTGATGTCATACTCTCCAGGAATAATTCTTCCTTCTTTATCAGCTTCAATATCAGCTTCTACTGTTGTTGCACCGATACCAAGTCCCATGAACATTTCACAAAAGTTATTAAATCTACCAGTCAAATTGTTTTGTGTTAGTATTGCCTGTAGTCTTTCGTTTTGTTTTTTATTTGGTATTGTGATTGTTGTATCTTCATTTGCGTAATTATTAGCCCATAATCTACACAAGTATCTTGGTAGATTTAAAGTCTTTAATTTTGCACTTTTTGTTTTGCCTGTGGCAAGTCTATAATTGTAATCCAACCAATTTGGCTTACCACGCCATACGTCATAGTAAAGGGACAATTCTTTGTTTTGTCCCTGCACGTTTATTTTTTCATTTTGCCCCTTTAATTTTGTTAGGGCTATTCTTATTTGACTTTCAAAATCTATCATTTTAACCTCCTAACCTGCTTAATATTGTCTTGTACTCTGGCTCTATTGAATACTCGGTTGCATCGCAAGTATCAATATCGGTTGATCCATCGTCAAGTCTTTCATCTAAATGTCCCTCTTTTGAGTTCCATACACATGTTTGATAAGCTGCTATCGCACTTTTAGCAGTAAACATAAAATAAAGCTTGTTGATTCCAAACAAGCGTAATAGTAATTCGATTCTTGATTTTATTTCTAACTTTCGAGCATTCATTACATTGCAAGGTAAGTGTGCTTTTGCGACTGCTTCTTTAAATCCTCTTATTAGGACTTGTTCAGCACTATCTGCATACACATCCCAAGTGTGTGACATTGAATATTTCTGATATTTGTCTATCACCATTCTTACAAATGCTATAAACGCTTTGTCTAGTTCATCAGGTGTTGTCTGTCCTGGTATTCTTTCACTCTCTAAAATTATGATTGAAGAGTAGTCAAACATAAACCCAGTTGCAACGAATGTGTGATACGAACCATTACCACCAAAGTCAACGCCGATGTTTACATGTGAGAATCTTGTATTGCTTGGCATTTGACCTAAAATGTAATTGTTCGGATTGTCTGCATACTTTCTGAAGATAATTCCCTCTGCTTTCTTCCAAAGCCCTAAAATGTATCTATCGTAATATACAGTGCCTGCGTATTCATCGCAAAGACCTTGAACATATTTCTTTGACAAGAACGGATTATCAAATATCGTATATTCTTGCAAATAAATGTCGATGTTTGAATGAATAAAGTTATATAAGAAATGTGTGTCACTTGCAGGGTTACAAGCACCATCAAAGCAAGAATACTCTAAACTCATTCTTGACTTTAACAATGCGAACGCTTCTTCATTCCATTCGGCGACCTCATCACCATAAGCGTATTTGAACTTACTACCTCTTAAACGAGATATTGCTGTCTTATTCATCATTCCGCATAAGTACACTATTTGATTTAAGATTTTTACATAAGTGTTTCCTGCTGCATCTTTATGAATTTGGCTTACTGCTCTTGGTAGATTCTTAGCTCTGAAATACTCTCTCATTGGGATGAGTACATTTCTTTCTATTGTTCCAAGTGATACACCTAAGATTGTAACTAATCCAGGCATATTGTGTCTTACTGCTATTCTAAACGGGATGACCTCTTGAAAGTCAACTGTTGTTTTTCCGCATTGAGTAGCACCTGACTTGATGTTCCATCTATGATCTTCTTTAGGGTTTAAGTGTAATGACTCTTTAATGTATTGTAATTGCTTTTTGCTATATTCAATTACTTCCATCATCTTCACTCATTTCTTCTTCTTGTTCTTCTATTTGTTCTTCATCAACTTGTTTCTTTTGCTTGACTACGAACTCAATAGCAATGTTAGATAAATCTTCTTCAGTCTGCATCGACTGCTCTCTCAATTTGATTTCTCTTAAATCCATTAAGCTCTTAGCTGCTTTCATCTTTGTATCAGCAGTAACTTCTAATCCGAATCTATCAGGGATGACACCTAAAAGCATTGCAGTTAAATAACTTTCTAATTGCTCTGTTGTTATTGGTTCTATTTTTGCTAAATCTTTTAAGTACGCTTTAGGTACTTTAGGAAGCTTGCGGATATTTGTTCCAGTATAATGCTTAGACAAGATTTCTTTATCTTGTTTTATTTTTTCTTTTTGTTGCGATTTTTCTTTTTTGCCTGTTTTTTTGGGCTTCTTATCCGCGACCTTGCTCATAACTGCCTACCCCCTTTCTTTAAGAAAAGGATTCAAGTTCACTTAATAGATAATTTAAAATATCGAGTGGTCTACCATAGACCTCATCATCTTTAACCCTTTGTCTTTTTTTATTTATGTTTTCTTTGTGGTACTTAACAAGTTCAAATCTACAGCTTAGGGTATGATCTCTTTGGTTGTAGTAATCTATTGTTATTAAATCGTATTTGTACTTAGATTGTTTTACTTGAACTGCTAGTAATACATCTTTAATGTCTTTTATTAATCCCAAGTTTTATTACACCACCTATTCCCTATCTTCTCTATGTTTCTTCCCCTTTCCCTTAAAAAGGGCAAAGAAAAAAGCAACCATTTTTTTATAAATAGTTGCTTCTTACGAATGAAAAACTTTCATTATTGGGGGAATGTATGGATATAACTATCTTGTTATTTTCCACACTATCATTTTAACATATAAAAATACTTGCAAAACTATGCAATTTTATTTTTTCCTTTATTTTCAGTTTTTAATTAATTTTGTTAGCTCTCTTATTCCTCGCCATCTTGCGTTGTCTATTGTGTTAACTGCGTAAAATAAAGCTTTTGATATTTCGATGTTTGACATGCAGTCGATGTAAGTCATTTTTAAAATTATTTGATACTCTTCTTTAGAAATTAATCCTATAAAGTCTGATATAAGGTTGTTGTTATCTTCTAGGGATTTTTCAATCTCTAGTGTTTTAAGCACAAGCTGTTGCAACTCTTCTTTCATCGTGGCTCGCTTCATGTACTTTATTTCAGTGGTGTTAGCTTGCAAGCCTGTGTTTGGTCCTGTAAATTCTCTATCGTATGAATCACCAACCACAAATGATGCTTCTAAATCTTTTATATCTTCTTTTAAACGTTCTCTTTTAATTCTTAAATACTTTACTTGTAAATTACTACTCTTAATACTTTGTAATAACTCTTTTATATATTTTCTACTACTATTATGTAATTCTTCTTCTGTAATACTGAATTTCTTATACATGTATACTCTTACTCTTTCTATAAGTGTAGTATTATTGCTTTTATTTTTCATCATCGTTATCCTTGTCTTTCATATTCATTGCGCCTATTGCAAATAAAATTATAACAACATTCATAAAGCTACAAATTGTTCCGAATATCATAAAGTCGTGTTCGCTTTTAAAAAATAATGCTATTCCAAATCCTAGTAAAATTGATGATCCTATAATCATCCATAAACCTGTGAATTTACTTTTCATTCTTTCTTCCTTTCTTCTAGTACCTGTACTAGCTTATTAAACATTGGATTATCATCTAGGTCATATAGTGCCACCTTTTCATCCTTAAACCTAATGAGGCTTTGTTCTTTATCTTTCCACTTTCCAAACTTGCCTTTAAAATGCTCAACCTCAAGATTGGATAGGATAAAATTTAATAACTCTATCTTTTTATCTTCCATCAGCTTTTTACCTCTTCCTCCAGGATGGCTGTTTTTACTACCTCATATCTTCTGTGAACTATCTTTGTTTTATAATCTGATATGTTGATTGGTTCATTGCCTTTCCAAAGGTTCCACCCACTTCTTTGATACCATTTTTTGCTCATATCTTCTTTGTAGCGTTTTATTTGTTCTTTAACCTTTTCAAGTTTAGTGTAAGAACAATATTTTACCCATCTGTCTACATTTGGTTTATATACATATAATGTGTATTCTTCTACGATTTTACTCATCCCAACATCTCCTTTAACACTTTTTTTCTTACTTCTATTGTTTTCTCACCATTTAAGATTTTGCATAGCCACTGTGGTTGAATTGAGATTAAGATGTGGCATTCTCCTGCTCTATTATAAACTTTCATCATATTTTGAGGTGCTTTTTCAACTATGTATTGAGTATCAAAATTATAAATCAATGCTTTTCCTAACTCATAAGGTTTATCAAATATGTGTAAGTTCTTAATATGAATTGCATAACCATTTTTATAATTAAGGTATTCGGTTATCTCACTTAAAGATAAACAACTTTTTTGAATAACTCTACCCCAATCAATAATTTCGTTATATTCATTGTTCTTTTTAACACCATAAAATATTTCCTCAACCTCAAAATCACATTCGGCTACGATTTTACCGTTTAAACTTTCAAAGTTTTCAGTTATTGCTCCATATAGATAAAATGGTTTGCCATAATGTTCATCACTAACTAATCTGTCATATTTATTTTTTGCCTTTGTGCAATATAACAATAGTTTCATTTAAAATACTCCTTTAATGGTGTTGCATTATCAATATACGCTTTACATTTTTTACAACACTCTGCTATTTCATCACTTGTTCCACTTATGTTGCATTGATATAGTCCATAGCAATAAACCCTATTATCTTCTTTTCCAAATTCGCCTGATGTAGTGTTTGCTTTTTTACAATAAGGCTCTAATGGTTTACCTCTTAATTTTGCTCTTGAAATTCTATTCATTTTGCCACCTCTTTAATAGAATAAATTCTTCTTCTGTAAGTTGTAATCTATACCCCTTGTATCTACCATAATGTTCAACTTCCCAAGCATTGCGATTATATTCTTCTAGCGTTTTACTTTCTTTAATAGCAAGAATATCAACATTCTTTTCAAATATAAGTCTTACTACTTTTTCATTTTCCTGTGCTTTAATAAGATTTTGTTTCAATGCAAAATAATTAGATGTTATTGTATCGCTTAAATCATCTTCATATTTTGCTAAAATAGGTTCTAGTAAAGGCGATATGGTTTTATCTAATATTTCCAACGTTTTTAACGCTTCACCAGGATTCGAATTATCTATTGCTTCTAATCTCTGCAAGGCTTTTTCTAATTCTAGCTTACTATTTAAGTCAACATTATACTTGTGTAAATATGCATAAGTTTTTTTAACGAAAGCATCTTCGTCATAATTTCCTTTTGTTAAACCAACCATATTTTCACTCATAACAAAAGCGAATAATAATAATTTCTCTAGTGTTTCTGTTTTACTCATATTTAAAATACTCCTTTAGCAATTTAAACTCTTCTTGGGTAAGCGTGTCAAATGGTCGCTTTACAACAGCATTATATTCTTCAACTTTTTTTGAAATTTTCAATTCAAATATATCTATATTTTTCTTTGTAATAATGTTTAATACCTTTTCTTGTTCCTGTGCTTTAACAAGGGCTTGTTTGATATGTAATGATTGAACTATATCTTCTATTTTCCATACATCAATATCATAAGCAAGCTTATGCAATTCTTTTAAGTCTTCTAACGCTTCATCAAGGTTGGCATTATCTATTGCCTCTAGACGTTGTAAGGCTTTTTTTATTGCTAAAAAATCATCGTATGTTCCTTCTAATGAGTTTGTTGTTCCATATATTTCCATTATTCTATTAAATGCATCTAATTCCTTACTCATTAATTTTACCCCTCTTAATAAGTTGATTTCTCATATATTCATATTCTTCCTTTGTAGTATTTACATATTCTTTATCTTCATCACTAAAAGTATCTTCAAATTCTTCCCAAGTATGAATGCCATCAATAGCAAAAACATTAAGTAATTGAGGTTTATTTAATATTAACTCTATAAATTTTTCATCTTCTTGTGCTTTTAGTAAGGCTTGTTCAACAGATTTTACTATTCTTGATACCCATCCTTTATTATTGTGAATATTATAATTAGGAATGTAAGCATCTAATAATCTATTAAAATCTTTTAATACTTCGCTAGAATTTGCATTTTTAATCGCTTGTAATTCTTTTAACCAACCAAGTAATTGTTCGTGTTCTTCTTTACAAGCAACACAACTCCAATCTTGCTTATTCTTCAATTCTTCTTCTAAATGATTTATTGCTTGTTCTAGTGTCATTCTTCTACCTCTATTTCTTTGTCTAAATCGCTAAAAATCAAGTTGTATTTTGTTTCGATACAATCACCATCTAAAACATATAAAGGGCAATTATCGCACAAATTATATTTTTCACAACAAATTTTTATTTGTTTTACTATTTCATTTAAAGTTAAATCACCGATTTTCTTTTTCATCTTCTTCCACCTGTTTCAAAAAAAATATTTTATATGTAAATTTAATCGTTTTAAATTTCTCGTTTACTTCACTTTCTATTTTCAAGTATTTTAATAATTCTTTTGCTAGTGGCAATGCCAACTCCCATTTTACAAAATCAAGGTTGTAATCTGCTCCACTGTTAAATTCTTTTGATATTGATAAATCTTTTAACTTTGCCCTCATAGGTATATATATGTTTCCACTTTTTACAATATTCAAATAGTCATCTTTTGTGATGCCACCTAATTTTCTTATAAGCCAATTCTTAAATCTTCCCATATTACCAATTCGCTCCTATTCCATAACCTAAACCAAATGCACATATCATACAAACAATAAGTATTATTATTCCTTGTGTCATATCAATTCCAACTCTCCTTCATCATTCATCTTTGCAACATAAATAAGTCCTTTATCTGTCCATATTGCTCCATAGACTTTTGTTTTGTTATTTCCTATGCAACCTTCAACAACTTTCTTTGAATATTCATCGATGGCAAATATATCTTTATGATTTGTGGGAAGCCAATCAATTACAAACACATCACATAATTCTTCTATTGTGTCGGCTTTTAATAAAGACTCGGTTTTAAAAATTTCTTTAAAACTTTCATCATTAGTAGCGAAGTCCATATATTTACTTCCTGTTGCTATTTTTGTTGTATCAATTATTCTTCCATCTTTTGTTCTTATGTAGTTCATCTTCTTATACCTCTGCTAAGTAATATAGATATCGTTCCTGCTGTAGCCATTCCTGATGCAAAGCAAGCAATGCATATTAGTATAAACTTTGTTACTGTTATTTGCATTTTCTTTCACCTCTTTACCTGGATTATAAACCCTATCATGTCGCCTGATGGTTGTAGGTCAAAGTCCTTGTTTATGATTGCTTTGATTTTATCTAAATCGTATTTATCTTTTTTCTTGATGTAGCAGTTTCCAAACCTTTGAAGATTCCTGATGATCCAGTCATCTTTTGTTTCTTCAACTTTTACTACTCTTTGCCTTTTAGCTTCTTCTTTTCTTTCAAGTAATCTTTGCTTTTGTCTTTTACTACAGCACGCTTTACAAACTCTCCAGTATCCTAGATACATCACACCTTTGTAGTATTTTTTTGAGTTGTAGTAATTCGTTTCTGTTTTTATCTCACCACATATTTTGCATTTAATCATTGTCAACATCACCTAACCTTATGCAAGCGTATATTATTGTCGCAAGTAGCCATAAAGCTACAATGCCTAAAATTATTAATAAAATGTGATACCACGCCATATTATCACCTTTTGTACTGTATGCCTTTGCTCGCAAGCATATCGGCAAAATGTATATATAAAACACTTGGATACATTTCCTGTGCTTTTCCTAGATTGTTCCAGCATTCCTTTGATTCGTAAGCTCCCATGTGCCAGCGGATCATCAGCATTTCTTCTTTTGTTAAATTTATAAAGTGACTAATCATTAACACTGATTTTTCACCATGTCCGTATGGCATTCCGTCATCTTGGTAGTCGTAAGATTCTACCTGTATCCATTGTCCATTTTCTTGTTTAACGTTTTTCATAACCTTTTTATATGTGCCTATCTTACAAACATCATGTAGTAAGCACGTGATTATTGCGGTTTCATCATCTTTACCTGTGAGTGCTACATAATTGTCATAGACCATTAAGCTATGATTTAAAAGCCCGCCCTCTTCTGCATCGTGATACTTGGTTGATGCAGGATCAGTAAAGAATGTTGTTTTTTCTAACCAGTTTATTAACTTGTCTATTCCTGGTCTATTAACTTGTTGTAATAATTCTATGACTCTCTCTTTATTCTCCATTGTTTGTTCCTACTTTCTTTTCAGCTACTTTTAACCATGCAACAAGTGGCTTCATTTTCTTTTTTAAACACGCAATTCTTGATTTGTGTTCTTGTAGTTGATGCCTTACTTCTTCCATTTCTTGTTGTAATTCTTCAGGTGTTAAATCGTTTATATCTCTTGCTCTTCTATATCCTTTTTGGCTTGATGTTGCAAGTATAGGGTAGTGCATACTGCATACTGCGATTGTATCTCTTATTGCTCTATCGCTTGTTATGTTTAACTTTTCCCCTATTTCTTCCTTTGTTAGCGGTGTATCAGAAAATAATAAATTGATTATTGGATGATTGTAATTATCCTTTGTTGCCTTGTTTTGCTTAATTTCTTTTAAATTACTATGACTCATATTTTCCTCCAGTTTTTCATTCAGTTAAAAGTGGCGGCTTTTAACTTTTATATGTATTTTTTCGATGAAATCTTTTTTCTTTGTTCGTATATTTATCCGATTATAGTTTTAATAAATTCTATTTTCTGCGTATTTTTAACTCGCCAGTTTATTTACAACTAGCCGCCACTAGGTTGTAGCTATTTGCGCTTATTCCACTCTTTTAACCATGCTTTGTACTTTTCAAAGTCTTTAGCTACTGGTTCAAGTTCTTTTAATACTTTTATCATGTCGCAGTGTCTATCTTCTGCGAATTGACCTGTGAAATAATGCTCCCATTCCCATGTGTGAAGTCTTATGTTCCACGCTGTTATTATTCCATCACCTGTAGGCTTTACACCCTCTGGTGTGTCGTGGTAATGTTCTGAATCATTAAACTGTATCCATATTGTCGCAGTTTGTCGGCTGTCATTTAGGAAGTATGTTTTATTAATAGATCCATAACATCGTTCAGTTATCTTGTTGCAGATAAAACCCTCACTCTTAAAATAATCTATTGCTTCCTTTTTTCTTCTGTAATACTTATTTTCTTTTTCTACCTGTTCTTCAGGTGTGAATAAATTTATCATAATCTAGCACCTACTTTCACATTTTCAAACCATTTATAAAATACCTTTTTAACCTCTTCACTAGGATGACAATTTGTCCTATCCCATTCATTTGCATAAAATTGCCCTATCTCTTTGTTTTTCTTAATTTCTACGGTTGCGATAGGGGTGTTTCCTTTTCTTATGAATGCTAGGATACAATTTCTATTTTTGTAGTATTGACTTGCTAGAATGCACTGATGTAGCGTGTCGGCTTGTTCTTTCCATTCTTCATATTTTGCACTGAAGAATATTGAATAGCCATCAAGCTCGGCATTGTATTTAAGATACTTTTTAATTCTTTTTAAAAGTGTTTTAAACTCTTCTTGCTTCTTTGCAGCTTCTATCTTTGTTTTTGCATCCATTAACTTGTCATGTGCTTTCTTTAGGTCTTTTGGATATTTCCAATAATCTTCTTTTATGTTGTGACCTTGTTCTTCTGCAAGTCTGATATAGTCTTTATAATGCCAACGCCAATATTGTTTTGTATCATCATCCTTGCCCTTGCATTTTTTAATAAAAACATCGTAAGGCATGCCACCGCTATATTCTATGTAATCAACATCAAAGTCTTTTATCTTGGCGTATTGTCTACATTCATTGTAATTTAGCCCAAATTTGCCGATTTTTTGCATTTTTATTAAAAACTTGATTAATCTATCCTTGCTTTCTTTTGGAAGCGTATAAACCGATTTATTAAAAATAAAACCTCCATAACCTACAGCGTATAGCATTTCAACCTCTTTAGGATGTGCTATCCATCTTTTTAAAATACTTAGTATGTTTGTTATGTTACATTCGTACTGCATCTTTTTAACTGTGTATTTAAAGTCTGGATATAAGCTGTAAATTATTTCATATTCCTTTGGTGTCACTTTTCTTGCATCGGCTATTGCTGGATGATCTATTTCATTGTAGTATTTGCCATACTTTTCTATGCCTAGTTTTTCGTTGCCATAGTACCAACCACCACTACTATATATTCTTTCATTTTCAAAAACTACACCATAACCACAGTAATTTGAGTAATAAACGCCTTGATATCTAACGCCTTTATCTAGGTTTATTTCTTGTACTTTTCTTCTTTTGCCTTTCCATAGTGCTTCAGTTTCAACTATTAAATGCCCGTATTTGATTTTTAATGTTGAAATTCTTTCATACTGTATATGCATACGCTATTCCTCTTCATCGAATTGTGAGTAATCTTCAGTATCTTCCTGTTCTTGTTCTTTTGTATCTTCATCATCGTTAAAATCAAAATCCAAGCTCATTTGTTCTGGCTCTTTTTCTTTTTTAACTGTTTCTTTCTTCTTTGCTTCTTCCTTTGGTGTATCGTAATATTTCCATAGCTCTTCATTATAAAAGTGTTTGCATGCAGCTATGCACTGCTCGTTTGAAATATCTACACCGCCGTTTTTATTTCCGTTTGCTTTGGTATAAGCTTTCTTTATTTGCTCGATTAACCAGTTATAGCAAACATCCATTTTTGTTTCATCAAACTTTGTTTTAAATTGTGGATCAGTTTCCGCAATTTCTTTTAATGCTTTTAAAATTTCAGTTTTTACATCACCTATTGTTGTGAATGTATAACTTACTTTTTCTTCTTTCTCTTTTTTTAAGGCTTCTTGCTCTGCTTTCTTTTGCTCGGCTTCAAGTTTCTTCTTTTCAGCTTCCGCTTTCTTTCTTGCTTCTTCTTCTGCCTTTTCTTGTTTTTCTAATTCCTCAATATTTTCGCCAAATAAGTTTTCCATGTTACCCTCCTATTAGTAGTCTTGTTCTTCGCAATCTAAATCTTTAATAGCAAAATCTTTTACATATCCCTCTTGGATGATGTCATCAACACTCATTTTGGATAATTTTTGCTTTGCTTCTTCTTCTGAATCAGCATCAATTTTTAAACCTCTTATCCAGGCATCTAAACTAAAATCAAATTCGTATGTTGGCATATTTTTTCCCCCTTAACTTAATTTTTGAATTATCTTTTTGCATTTTTCAATTTCTCTTAGGATGTCCTCTTTATCCTTACCATTGTATGTTGGCACATAGCATTCAAGTTCACATACTTGATCCTGTAAAATTGCTTTTACCATTCTTACTTCATTTTCTTCTAACTCAATTTTTTTCATTCTTTTTTACCTCTTTACTTTCTTTCTAAAATATAACCATCTAGGTCACCACCTGCAGGTGTTACTTTGATTTCAAACCCTACAGCTTCTGCAGTCTTTTGTAAGTTAACTTTTCTTAATTTTCTTACGAAGCAATTACCATAATGTTTTAAATTCCTAACCACCCAGTATAATGTTTTACTTGGCTTGTAAATTTGTATTTCTTGAATTTCTTGTACTCTTCTTTCTACTACATCATGGACAATGCCGTTGATTTTATCTTTTCTTATTTGTGATCTACACTTTTTACATGTGTGGTTTATTTTTAAATATTTTATTTTTTTATCTTTGCCTGTTGTACTAATTCCCCAATGAGTGTAAAAGCAACTAATTGGTAGTACCTTACCACAATGTTTACATCTTACCCAATCTTCCATTCTTTGCTCCCTTTTATAATTTTTTAAAGAAGATCCCATCTTTTGCCCAATCCTCTTCAGTCATTTTAAAGCCTGCTTCTTTTTCCCAAGTTCTTACTGCAGCTTTCCAGTCTTTCATTTTATTTTTACCTACCATCCAACCTTTAGATTGATAAAAGTCATAGAAGCGTTCTACATCAACCAAGTTGTTTCTTTCTTCACAATACGCTTTTATTTCTTCTGGTGTTGGTGGAATAAAACGACTTGTAGGCGTTTTTTCTTTTATACTACTTTTCTTTATATTAGAATCTTTAGATTCTTCTAATAACTTATTACTATTTACTAATAACTTATTACTATTAACTGTACTGAAATCAGTATTGATATCGGTTTCGATTTCATTATTGATTTCATTATTGATTTCAATGTTGCATTTTCTCTTTTCACGAGCTTTACTAATGGAATCAATTTTAGATTCATACTTTTTTAAATCTCTTTTTAAAATGTCTTTTGTCATTTTACATAGAACTTTTACAGCTGTGTCTTTTGGATATTGAATCTCTGAGTCTTTGCCTTTCCATTTGTCATTGCAATAATCAAACATCCAACGTATCCATTGACCGACTTGTTTATCGTTTAATTCGTCTATGTACTTTTTCCAATCTGTATATACTATGAATGCTTTTTTATTCTCAGCCATAATATTCAATACCTCCAAATTTTAAGCATACCCCAGTTTTAATTTTGTATTTTGAATAGATGCTACTACCCATCATTATTTTGTCGCCATAATCACTTGATAAATGGATAAGGTCTATTTCCTGGCATTTGCTTAAATCTAGCGAGTCAAGGAATATCTTTAAACCATCAAGTCCCATATGGGTATTAATTTGTCTTACTGTCTTTATGTCAGTATGTCCTTTGACTCTTTCTTCAAGGTAGTTGCATTCAACTATTACCCTTGTAAATTTAAACTCTGATAGGTCATATTCGCATATATTAAAATCCGTTGCATAAAGTACGCATTCTTCATTATTTTTTAAAATTAACGCACAATTATTAGTTGCACCATGCAGAATTGGTATCCAAAACGCTTGTAATTGCCCTTTAATTTGTTTTTTCTTTAAATTGTGGGTTGTTATACCATCCAAGCATTTAACACCTCTTAAAAGCAATTTTTTATAATTCAATGAGTGGTCTTTATGTTCGTGTGAGATGTATGCAAAGTCTACATTGTTTAAATTTACGTTTGATGTGAGCTTGTTCCAGTCACATCCAGCATCTAGGATGCAAGTGGTGTCATCTATTTGTAAGATGTAGCAATTACCACTTGATCCTGTAGCTAAACATTTAAGGTTAGTCATTATCGTTTAACCATTCTTCACTGTCTGGAGCTGCTTTCTTTGATGCTGTCTTTTTCTTTTGCTCTTCTTTTACTTCAGTGTTATTTTGGTTTTTAACTTCAGCATTGATAACACGATTATCATCGTATTCATCTTCGGTTGTTCTATTGTATGAACCGATTATCGCTGTTTGTTTTTCTGTAGTGTTTAGTGATGTATTGAAAATCATTTTTACTAATCTTCTTATAACTGTTCTCTTGGCTGCTTCTTGTTTGTAATCAGTTAGGAATTTTCCGTTGCGAGATTTTGACATTGCCCATGATGTTTCAATTTCTTTTCTAGTCATAAAGCAGTATGCTTTGTAATCGTTAAATCCTACCGCTACGGCATACGCTCCGATGATGTCGTTATCTCTGTTTTCAAACGATGTTGTATGTTTTATTAAGGTTTCTTTTCCATAGTCATCGAATCCGATTTCTATTTCATCGCCTTGATAAATTACTACTGCGTACACATCTTTGATTAATCCTGTTTCTTTGGCTACTGCTACATCGCCGAAGTATGAGCGCATCATTGTCATTTTATTTCCGTATGGTATAAAGTATGCTTGATTCTTACTTGCATCTAATCCTTGCACTACATATTCAGTAAGTGCTTGTTTCTTACTTTCAGTTGTGCATTGCATTAGCTTATCGGCTTGGTCAGATGTCATAATCTTTGAGATTGCGCTCTTTAAGGCATTACCTACTGAGTAGCTTTCTGGAATAAATAATGCGCCATCGTTTGCCAACTTTGTTAAACTGTCGGTTAACTCATCGGCTATGCCTAACTTGGCTACTGCTGTTGTGTCAAACTTTTGTTGTGTAACCTGATTTTGTACTTGTTCTTGCTTTGGTTGGCTCTTTGGTGGTTGCACTGATGAGCCATTGTAATTGCCATATTGTGGTTGTTTGTTATAATTGCCGTAGGGTTGACCGCCTCCCATTTGGCTTAATAAATCAGATATAATATCTGATGCTTCCGCCTTTGTTAGGTTTGTCAAGTCACCTTGATATCCTAAATCCATTAATTTTTTAAGTTGTGCCTGTGTAGCTTGTTCAAATAAATTATTTTCCATTTTTCTTATCTCCTTTTAAATTATTGTTATTTGTTTTTCAGTTGATACTCTTGTACATACCAACTGTTCTTTAGTTAATTCTTTGATCTTGTTAATGTCATCGATACCCTCCATGCGGTCGGCTAGGATTGGCATATCGTTTGCACCTAAAATCTTTTTTAATCTTTCTATAAAGCTAATTCCGTATTTTAATTTCTTGGCTGTATTAATGTCTTTAAATGGTATGTTATCTATTGTTGCGTAGCATACTTCTTTTACACCATCGTTTGAGATGTTTTCTTCTAGCATTACGAACTTTAATCCTGTTATTTCAGTTGCCTTTTCATTTACCATTGATATCATCTTGTAAATTAATGCGTTTACTTTTCCTAGTAAGTACTCGTTATCGTTTAATGCTTTTTGAGTTTCTTCAAGTTTCTTTTGATACTCTAATCTTTCATTAAACTTTGACTTGTTTACTATTTCTTGTTGGATCTGTTCTCTTGTTTCATTAATCTTGATATCTATTTGGTTTATTTCATCCTGGATTAATGCTTCACTTGAATTTCTTAAACCGAATAACTTTGTTTGTAATTCGTTTAATTGTTTAGTTTCTTCTGATACATCAGGTTGTTTCATTTCTAATGCTTGAATTTCAGAATCTATCATATTTATCTCGGTCATGTCTACTGGTTCAGCATTAACCTTGTTAATTTGTCCTTGTAGATCTATGGCCTTATTGTTAAGCTCTGACATCTTGTTATTTGCAATTAATAATTGTTCACTAGCTTCACGCTTTAATTGTGAATATTTATTGTACTCATCTTTGTACTTTTCATTGTTAGCATCGCATTTGTTGATTTCATTTAAGATGCTTTCAATTTCTTCTTGCTGATGTTTTAAGAACTCTTGTTCTTTGTCTTTACTGTCTGCAAACTCACCACCGCAGTAAGGGCATTTTACTTTGCCTTTGTATTCATCATTTCTTACTGAATCTAATCTAATAGCAAGTGTGTTCTTTCTCTCTTGGTTTGATTTACCTAGTTCAATGTAAGACTTTGCTAATTGTGAGTTATTATTAAATGCTTGTTGGTATGCCTGCATTGATGAGCTTAATGATGCTATTTCATTGTTAACCTTGTTTAACTCATCTTGAATTGGTTTTAATTTACTATTTTCATCATTGTTTAACTTATCAAGTGCTTCCTGACGCTTTGCTTTAAGGTTTAATTTCTCTTTGATTAAATCGCTTGTATGATTTGCTATCTTGTTTGAAATAGTGTTATTTAATACCGCTATTTTTGTTTCAAGTTCGTTAATCTCTGGATTATTGTTTAAAGCTCTAATGTTTGCCTTTTTACCAATAAGCTCTTCAAGATTCTTATTTAATTCTTTTAAGGTTGTTTCATCAAATGCTTCAGCAGTTTGTACTGTTTCCAACTTAGCTTGTAGACTCTCAATGTCTTTTGTTAAAGCGTTTGTTTTATCCTTTAAGTCTTTTCTTAGTACGCTCCATTTTCCCATGTACTTTTCACCATAAGGTCTTAAATCTTCGAAGCCCTTATTGTATAGTTCTTCATCTGATACGCTACATCCTAAATCTACAAGCAACGCTCTTAGTTGTTTTGCATCTAGTTTTTGTAATGCATATAAAGGATCAGTAAATAATCTTAATTCGTTTACATCCTTTGTTTTTAATCCTGGCGTGTATTTTAGCATTGGATATAAGGCATCTTTGAATTCGTTTTCATTTTTACAAACGACATTATTAATGTAAAATTCAGTAGTGTGTCCTATGACCTTGCTTCCATCCTTGCTATACTTTGTGATGTACTTTTTACTGAATGTTGTTCCAGTTTCAAGTGTGATTTCCACTTCTGGATTAATTCCTCTTGTTGCATCCTTTGGAACTATTGAGTCGATGTCATTTTCACCGCTTCCCCATTTGTCCGTTAGGATTGTTCCTGTTAATAACCACATGAGAGCATTTAAAGCATTTGATTTGCCAAGCTCGTTTTGACCTGTGATTATTGTTGTTTGAGCTAAATTGATTTTTAACTCTTTCAAGTTTCTAAAACTCTTAATACTTAATTCTTTAATCATTCCCCTTTTTTCCTTTCTCATTAAATTTCTATATTCATTGCTTTAAGCACTGAATCCCTTTTAACGCGTTGCGGGAATATCGGCTCAAATCCATTAAAATCTTTGATTGCTTTTTGTCTGATTTGACTCGCCTTATTTCTTCCGCATCCAAAGAAGATGCATATATCTTCTAAATGCCAATATTTTTTTTGTAGTAATATGTTCATTTGTTTTTCATTCATTTTCATTCACCTTTAGGCTTCTACCAAGTCATCAAGTTTAACATCTAGGTTTCTTTCTTTTAAGATTGTTTGAATTTTAATTAATTCAGAACCCTTGAATGAGCTTGTACCATTTTCTTTTGATACATAGCCACGAACTGATAAACCCAACTTATCAGCCATTTCCTTTTGAGTTAATCCCAACATAACTCGATAGCCTTTAATTTTGTTTACGCCCATCATGTACCTCCTCTCTATATTCGATGTTCCAATTTCTTCCATACAGTCTTACATTCCTTTCTGCTTTAATGTTCATCAAGCATACTGGAACGCTGTTTGCATCTTGCCATTTTTCAGGTTTTCCATTAATTACATATCTAAATTGTTTCATATTCTTTTCCTCCTTATTTCCTAATATGATTCACAAAAAATTCTCTTTCTTTAAAATTATTAAGTACATAAATACATTTTTCATAATCGAAAATTGCTACTTCTTGAAAAACTGGAACATCATAAATAGTTGTATTTTGTTTATTAAAATATTCATAATTTGATGTAAGTTTTTCTAAATCATCAGACATTACTGGGATATATATCCTGTCCTTTATTCTTTTATCTTTTGAAATAACTGTTCTTAATAGTCCATATCTTTTTTTCATTTGTATTCCTCCTTTTGTGCTTGTTTTATGCACAAGTCAATTATATTCTATCATAAATCTAGGGGGTGTCAATAGTTTTTTGCTTATTTTATGCACATTTTTCATTTTTTTGTGCATATATTGTATAATTTTTTACACAAGGAGGCTTTTAATGAGCGATAATATTACAGGTGTTAGGTTGCGTGAATTAAGAAAAAAAGCAAAGAAAAATTTACGCGAAGTGGGAGAAGCAACAAATATAGCGTATTCTGGGTTGGCTACTATTGAAAGAGGTGAACGCAAGTGTAATTCTTCTACTCTTGACATCTTGGCTACATATTATAATGTGACTACTGATTACTTGCTTGGCAAGACCGATAATCCAAACTCATTAAATGTAACTGTTGCTGATGCCGATGGATCTATAACAAGCATCGAATATACGCTATTAGATAAAATGAAAGGTTTTACGCTTGAAGATTTTAAAAAAATCGATGAATATATTGATTTCATAAAATCTAAAAAGGACACAAAGCAAGATGATAAATAGATTAAAAGAAATTCGTTTAAATAAAGGAATCACCCAACAAGAACTAGCTGACCAATTACACATGACTAAAGCTAACATCTGTATGATTGAAAATAATAAAAGAAATTTAACGGCTTCTTGTTTGGTTAATCTTGCGATTTTCTTTAATGTGCCAATCGATTATCTTCTTGGCATTTCAGACAATCCTATTGTTCTTGATAAAAACCAAATAAAAATTATTAATGAAATTAAAGACTTGTCTATTGACGATATAAACGAAATTTTAAAATATATTGAGTTTTTAAAAATGAAAGGAATGAATAAAAATGAAAAATAGAGCTATATTTTTATGTATTAGGAATAACATCGCAACTATTGAAGAGTACGCTCGCAAAATTGGTGTATCACCTGAACGTGCAAATTTAATTTTAAAGGAAGATGCTATTTTGACTGAAGATGAAATAAAAGCTAATTGCGATTTGTTTAAAGTTAGTGCTGATTATTTTCTTGCTTTAGTTGAATAATTTTTGAGGTGATATTGTGCCTGTCTACAAAGATAAGGAACGCGGTACTTGGTACTTTGAATTTACTAAAATAATAAATAATAAAAAAGTTAGAGCAAAAAAAAGAGGCTTCAGTTCTAAAACCGAAGCCGTATTGGCAGAGCAAAGCGAAATTGATAATTTACTCAACCCTAAAAAGAAAATTGAAAATTACGCCCTTTCTGACCTTTTTAACCTATATATTACATATAAAAAGAATAAAACAAAAATAACAACGCTTGATGGTATTAAGCGCCGTTATAAAAACCATGTAGCTCCTACATTTGAAAATAAAAAATTAAATGATCTTTCAAATGATGATGTTTTTACCTGGAAGAATAATTTTGTAAAATGTGACTTTTCAGAGTCTTTCACAAATATGGTTATAGGTGAGTTTAGGGCATTATTACAATTTGGAATAAATAAAGGATATATTTCCAATAATTCTTTACTTGATGAACTTGAAAATGTTTCAATGAATAAAATCGTTAATGAGCGTACTGTCTTAACTTTGGAACAAATAAATAAATTTTTAGATTCTTTTATTAAGGATGAACCAAGTGAATATGAGTACTGGCTTTATTTTTATGCTTTTGCTTATTCTGGTATGCGACCTAATGAATTTAGATGCTTACAAGTTAAAGACATTCAAGGCGATTATTTAGTCGTTAATAAGTCGATGACATCTAAACTTGGCAAGGGTGATATAATCCAAACACCCAAGAACATAAATTCAAATCGTAAGGTTTTAATGCCACACGATATTATTGTTCTTCTTCATGATCATGTAAAAAACTATAAACCTGATGATTTTATCTTTGGTAAGGATAAAGCATTTAGAGAGTCGAATTTAAACCGCAAGTTAAAATTGCATTTAAAGGTTGCTAATCTTCCACAAATTGTTTTATATGGTTTTAGGCATAGCCACGCGACTAATCTTATCAAAGCTGGTGTTCCTATTAAGGTTGTATCAAAAAGGTTAGGACATAAAAACGTATCAACCACTATGAATATTTATTGGCACTTGTTCCAGGATGATGAATCGCAAGTATTAGAAATTTTACACATTAAATGATATAATGTAAGTGTCATTAAGTAGTCCAAGAACAAATCTCCTATTATTGAAGCGTGCGGCATACACGCTTCTTTTATTTTTTTTAAATTATGTTATAATGAATTTGCGAGAACTGATTAAAATCATTTCTTATCTATGGTATTGCTGCCAATGACTCTCTCTGCAATACCTTTTTTATTTGTTTCACTAATTACAAAAAAGTCCAATTTTTTCCAAAAAATTCCAAAAATACACCAAAAAATACGCCACAACAATTATAAAAAATAAAAAAGTGCTTATATTTCAAGCACTTTAAACTGTCATGGAGCGAGTGAGGGGAATCGATAGATAATCGTTTGACACTTTTTATAATATTATTTATATTGTTTAAAATCGTTTAAGTTGTTGTTGCGGATAGGTTGCGGATGCTTAAAACGGTTTAATTTATTTTAATGCTTTTTATTTTGTATTGCAAAAAATACGCCACAAATTACACCACAAAAAGAAAAAGGGGACTTTATGCTGTCCCCTTAGTTTCTTCCTTTTTTAAATTTTCATACTTTTCAAGTACTTGTTTTTGATAATCGTTCATTGAATTTTTCAACTTTTCTTCATATTCAAGTCGTATCTCTTTTTCTACCTGTTCTTTAATAGCTGCAACACCTAGTTCTTTGACTGGGTGGATGTCTAACCACAACGCGAAGTCGTCTAGGATGTCATTTCTATTTAATAGCGGCAATAGGTAGTTATCGTTGAATGTTGTTTTTGCAGTCCATAAACCAGTAGCAAATGACAAGCATATCATTGTAACTCTGATAATATATTTAATTAATAAAATTATCCATCCGTTGGCTTGTTCTAGTAGCTCGTTTGTTGATGGTTGCAACATCATGATTGTTAAACAAAAGCTAATAAAGAATGTAAATACAACTTTTATAGCTGCTTGCTTTGATACATCCTTTACTACTTCATTGTCTAATTTATAACGATCATCACGATTTCTTCTTATATCTAAATAATACCCAAATTGTACTGTTGATACTCTAGGGTATTTACATCTAATTTCCAAGTAGTGTTTATCTAAGAACTCAGGTTCAAGCATTGCCTCGATTCTTGTTCTTTTGATAAAATAATCTTTTGACTCTTCCTCACAGAACGGATAAGCGTTCATGTAGTCAAATTCTGGATTTTCTTCTAGTAGATCCTTTACTTTAAAATAATCACTTAGCCACTCATCTTTTTCATGCTTTTGTAATTTTAACAATTTAGCATTTAACATTGTTCTTATGTATTCTTTTTTGATGCGTGGATTTAATTCTTTGTCTATGTACTTACTGAATGCAGTAGTGTTCTTTTCCTTAAAATCCCATTTTTTATGATATAAATTTAATAATTCATCATATCTTGTATCTTTTAACTCTAGTTTTGATAATTTTAATAATATAGCTAATACTAATGAACCCGAATATAAAACGGATTTAATCATAGTATCTTCCCAGAATCCGCCTGTGGCAATGAGGTCTGGGCGGAACTCCATGTTCACCCAGTCCCACATATTGCCTACAACGGTCATAATTATTAAAACTATTATTTCTAGTGATGTATATAATATTAGTTTTTTATTTTTGACCTTTTTATCCATAAGTTGTACCTTATTTCTTTAAATTTTCAACTCTCTTATCGACTTCTATTTTTTCCTTTGCTTTGCGTCTTAGTTCGATTTCTCTTTCTAAATATTTAATAAAAAGATAATCGATTAAAATTCCAACAATAAAGAATATTACGCATAGCAATATAGTTTTATATGCTAGTGTAAAGTTGTTTTTTAATAAACCCATTGCTATAACGATGAAAATAGGCACAATTAACGCTTTTACACCTAGCAGTGTATACTTTAGCCTTTGTTCGTTTATAGTTGTTTCTGGTAGCTTATTTAAGGCTTTATTTAATGAACGAACGGCAACTATTACAACTACACTTATTAGAATTAATCCCCACCCTGTTAAACGATAGCTTGAAACCTTTTTAAAGATTTCATATCTGCATCCTATTATGATAACTGGTATAAGTAATGTAAAAATGTAATATGCTATTGTAAATAAAATGTATGCTATGCGTAGTGTCTTTTGTTCCCATGAATCTATATTTTTAAAAAACATAAGAATCACCTACTTGTCTAGTTCTACAGTAATTTCATTTAAAGCAGCTTTCATTTTATCTACATTGTCTTTTGCTTGTTTTCTTTCATCTGAATTTGCTTTCTTGATCTCGTTTGTAACCTGTGCTTGTAATTCTTCTAATCTTGTAACAAATTCATTAGTAACTTTTTCAAGTTCCTTTTGATGTTCTGCGTCCATCTTTGAAATTAAATCATTGTAAAATTTGCTTGTCTTTGCATCCTTTACTTTTGACTTAACAAAGTAAATAAGCATTGCAAATAATACGGCTGTATCAATTCCAAGCTTAGCCATTAAAGTAATAATCCAACCTTTTACTGTGTCAGTATCAAGTGATTTAATCCATTTTACGAACGCACTTTCTTCTTCAGTAGCTTCGCCTGTTTCTTCAGGTGTTTCAATTTCTACTGATACTGCAGGGTTGATGTCTGTTGTAGTTGTTTCTGGCTCATCTGCAAAAGTTGGTATTAT